TCTCAATTAGGTACTGACCAAGCAAGAAGTTCTGTACTGTCATGCCACCTGATACAGTAGATCCGCCAATTGGCTTACCCTGCATTAGAAGGTCGATGATAACGTCTTCTTTTGATTGGAATAGATTGTAAGCAAACGCAATAGTACCCAAGTCAACTGAGCTTTCTGACCAACCGTCCTGTCCGCCTTGGAACTGGACTGTCATTGGAACTAGAGCAGTTGAGTTAGCAATATTTGCTGTTGTATTTGATATAGCAAGTGATCTATCGTTAACTGACCAAACATACTGTGATGCCTGGTTGATAACAGTCTGGTAATAGTTTGTCTGACCACCTGGCTGATCTGAATCTGTTGCTCTTGAAACGTTAACATATGTTTCTAGTACTGATCCTGGAGTACCTGAGAAGTTACCTTGTGTATCAACTACCACAACATGCATACCGTCAATAACGTTGCTGTTAGCGTTGTATTGAGAAACATAAGCAGTCTGCTGAGGAGGCACACCAACAGCATTAAAGAACTGCCAGAATCTCTGGATCTGTGTGCTGTTTGAGTAGCTGTAAGGCATGCTGTAGTTTTGGCTCAACGAAATAGTTAGCGTTGAGTTTGTAGTGTTTGATGAAATGCCTGTTGCTGTAACCTGCATATACTGGGTTCCAATTGAGGAATTACCAGCTAGTAGGTAGTCACCAATTGCAACATCGCTGAGAACACCATTTAGTAGCGTGTTAGCTATGGTGTTTGAAGCAACGTTACCTGATGAGAACATAATCGCAGTATTGGTACCTGTAGAAAATGTCAGGTTAGAGTTCGAAGAGAATACTATGTTTGAAGAATACTGAGATGGGGTATCGCACTGAGAAATAAGCAATCCGTTACCAAGAGCACCTGGAAACTTTGCTATGTATTGAACGTTTTCGTCGAAACCTGATAGACGTGAGTAAAATGCTGGTTCATTTAGAACAACTGAAGTAACTAGGTTACCAGAAGCTGATGCGTTACAAATAGCGTTGTAAGCACAGTTTGCATTTACTGTATTTGAAGAAGTGTTTGCTGCTCTAACAATCCACATTGAGTTACCGTAACCAAGGAAGTTGGCTGCGGTAAACCATGTTTGATAATTGTTTGCGTTAGGTTCTCCGAAAGTAGTTGATAATTGCTGTTGTGTACCAATTAGTACTCTTTCCATAACAGGGCCCCAGCTGAAGATACCTGCTAGGGCACCAACTGACGTGGATACCGCAGGTACGATAGTCGTAAGGTCGTACTCGGTAACGTTTACGCCTGCGCTTAGAAAAGTTGCCATCTCAGTGGTCTCCTTGATTTAGAGCTTTTTATTTTCATTTCACCTATTTATGTTTTCAACTATTTAAGATCAATAAGGATCATTGGTGATATCGTTGTCGTCTGCCCATATCCAAGCATCCCGATTAGGTTCGAGAAGGTTCTCAATATCAACACTATGGTCGTCGATAAATCCAAACGGAGCAAGATCACTCATTAGTTCATCATCCGTTTTATCACGGAGAGACATGAGCGTATTTATGTTGGTGGCGTCCTTGAAATATTGTTGATCTGAAAGCCAGGCAAACAACACAAGACCCATAACAAGGTCATCATGCTTGCCTTCTTCTGCTTCGTAGCTAACACCTTTACGGGAGAACGTTGTAAGTTCGTCTACTGAATGGGCATCATTTAGCTTGATTTGGTTTTGCTCAACTAACAGCTTAAGCAACGAGCATCCCATTGCCTTTACGTTCTTAGTTGTACGAATACCCTTGTCCATACCTGGCTTATTACCAAAGCCAGTAGATATGCGCTTACCCGCCCGTCCAGCATTCTCAGTAAACAGTACATTCTCATATTCAAAATCTGTATGTAGGCAATAGGATACCTGTTCTCCGATATCATTTACCTCGACAAGCACATAGGCACTGTTGTATGATAGACATATTTGGTGGACTATTTGTGCATAGTCCATAGGTGTCATCATATTGTTACGGAATGTGCAGACTTGTTGGTAAGGGGTTTTTGTGCAATCGACAATATGGAATGCTGAATAATCTAGGCCCTTGCCTCGTGAAACGTCGACAACGCAGAAATAAACATGCCCGTCTTCTTTTGGGACATACTGCATAAGTCCTTCGTGTTCGTGTAATGGTTTTATTTGGTCCGTTACTGCTACTAAATCCTTTAATTTCCAGCCCGCTATCAGAGTTCCGGATGAACCTTGAAACTCTACACAGTACTCTTGCTCGAACTTTGATTGGTCAAAGTTCATTAACTTCAGTGTTTCTTCTTTCCACTTCTCATCTCGGCCTGGTACGATATCCCAAGTTACTTGAATCGGAGCGTAGTTGTTGGTCTTATTTACAGCATTTACCCAAATACGATAAAAGTGGTTCAAACCGTTCGGTGTGGAAACAAGAACTATTTTCGACTCTTTACCAGAAGAAATCGTGGCACCAACTGACGTGAAGAATTCTTCCCAATTTTCAATGAACGCTGCTTCGTCGATGAATAGCATATTGATAGCATAACCACGGATAGCATCTGATGATGTTGCGGCAGCAATAACACGGGAATTGTTTTCAAGAACAACATTGCCCTTGTTCCATTCCTTAATACCTTGCTGTAGCCATTTTGGTAGATGCTGATATGCGAGCTGAACCTTACCCAAGATTTCTCGAGCAGTTTCACCTTTGTTAGCTAGCAGAGCGATAGTCTTGTCGCCATGGAAGAGAATATACCAAAGAATAAACGCACAGGTTACGGTAGATTTACCTGCCTGTCGGGCAGTTGCAATAATGGTAAATCGATTGTTAAACATCGACTCAAGCATTTGCTTTTGATAAGGATATAGCTTAAATGAAACTAGACCATCGTTGATGTTGACGATCTTCATGTAAGTCTCGACAAAGTACAAGGGATCTTTGGAGCATCTTACATATTCGGTTAAAAGTTCCGGAGTCCACTCGATATCATAATTTTGTTTCTTGAGTAGTTGGTTGCCCAAATACCCCTGTGTGTAGGGTTTATTCATCTCGTATTTGCTTTAATACCTTCTGTAATTCCGCTGTTGAACCAACGAATAGGTTGTTTGTTACTGAACCACCTTTGCTATTAATAGGCTTGTCGACAGCATCTATTCCTCTAATTGTAGTTTGAAGATCAAGTAGATCTTTGTTTGCCGTAGCAATAGAATCAATGAGCTTTGCTAGCACTTCAAATGCTCTGGGGTGTTGGGATTGATCTGCAATTTGGGAAAGCTTAGCAAGAGATTCGAGTCCAGTATTAATAATCTCATGTAAATTCGTTCTGGCAATATCAAAGTCTGATCGTGCTGAGTCACTTAACGCATTATTCATCAGATCCTTAACTGGATTATCTAATGTTATTGGACTAAGGTTTAAGGCCTTGCCAATCGGATCGTTGTTTGCGCTCATAATTTAACTCCAAGTCTTACGTAATATAATTATGTGGTCCAAGTTGATCCACTGATATTAATGTTGTGTCAGTGGTAAATGTCATATCTGCGGTAAAGATCAACTCTGCGTCATCGTTAATTGTACCGTAATTAGTTATATATCCGAAATCGGATGTCGCCAGTATGGTATTAGCAGGAACAGAGAGATATGCATTGGATGTCGGCTGACCATTAGCTGTTAGTCCTGGTTGCACAGAAGACCATGATGATGAAACGTTACTGCCGTTTACCTTGAAGTTTGTGTTTGCAAAAAGGATTATTGGACCATTCTTAATTGGACCCCAGAAGTTAGCCTTAATTGTAAAATCCAACGTCCAAATAATTGGCTGATTTTCTTTCTCAGAGGTTTCGTATGCATCATTCTGCGTTAGTGTATTGAGAATAATTGGTACTTCTGTCTTTACACCTAGCTCAGGAATCATCACAACAGTAATGGTAAAGTCTGGTGTAAAGTAAGGCAATATCTGCTCAACAATCTTTGCACCATCTTCATAGTTCTTTACCCAAATATTCAACTGGAATCCTAGATTATATGGAACTGGGTTGTACTGATACGTAAGAGAAGACGGTATTGCAGTGTTAAGGTATGCAGAGCGTCCTGTTGTTTTTAATTTACGGTCTCCGTCATATGCCAACGAAGTAATCTCAAATGACATAATAGGTAGCGTTACAGAGGCTGATTTCCTGTCGGCATTTGGAGCTTCTATTACCCTTGTAAGCATCTTTTCTTTTTGTGCATAGGTAATAGGAACCTTCATATACTCAGTTACATTATTGGCAGAGTCAGTTCGTGTGATGTTGATTTCTGAAAAGATAGTTCCGAATAATGATACATGCTTCCTGATAGTTTGGAAGTAGAAATCCTGGTTAAAAATGGTCTTATCCTCCGTTAAACATCAGTAAAATTACCCTCAGAGAACGGGTCTGATACAGAGAAATCTATGATGCCGTCAGCTTCCTTTTCAAAGTCTTGGTTTGATCCTGGATAGATGTCATCAAGATTGTATTCTTCCATAAGAATGTATTCATCGTTTTCGTCTGTAAGCATTGTGCCATCTTCACAAAGGATTGCATAGTCAAACACGTTAGTTGACATATCGTTTTGTAGAGAATCGATATATTCAATACCAGTGTTAATAATTTCATTTGAGTACTCAAATTTCTCGCAAGTCATCTGCCAGACATACAGCTTGCCTAGAGGATAGAACATTTCAAACTTCTCAGTATACTTTATAATAAAGCAAGTCATATTCTGAGGGAAGAAGATCAAATCTCCTTCATTTGGTCTTGGCTGTTTAGTAACTGTACCAACTTCATCATGGAAGGTTCGCATTGCGACAGAGAATTGCATTTGGTTACGAATTTCAAGGGTGAATTTAGACATAAAGTTGCCATCACCCAAGAACTTGTCGTAATTTTCAATATAGATTGGAACTAGGATTGCATCGTTGTATTGAGATTGATCATCAGCAGTATACACCACATCAAAATTTTCCAATACACGAGGAATATACCACATCTGTGGAGCAAAGATTGAATGGGCTTCAATAATAAGCCCTTCCAGAAGTTCTTGCTCCTGAAACGATGAGAAGTTATTGAAGAAAGGGTTCTTAGATGAGATTTGTGTCATTAGCCTATCATGTCAACTGCGGGTAATGATGCATCTCTAATCATCTTTTCAATTCGTTCCTTCTCCCGTTTTGCTTCTTCCTTAATTTGTACACCATTGAACTTCATGCCACCAGGCAACGGCATATCTTGGAACTTGCTTAGGTTCTCACCCCATTGTTCCTTGATTAGAGCAGTAGCATAAAGCTGTAGCTGGAAATCACTCCAGGCTCTGCAATAAACATTTGGATCAACTACTTGGAAGCATTGTACAACTAGATAATCGCCGGCATCTAGCAAACACCAATCTTGATCAATATAGAGAAGGTTAGCATTACGGTTGTAGCGAATTGGCTGCTGACCTACGAGAATTTGCTCTAGCCATTGTAAATGGGTCATTTCCATAACATAAGGAACCATAGAAACAGAGGTTAGATTGTATAGATCATTAAGTGTAATCTGATAACGAATGCTGAACATGTTGTTCATATTCAAAGCATTTCCAATTGGGAATATGTCTACAGCACCTATGATGTTATCAGGCATGGTGATATAGCGGTTATCAATGTCCGCTTGCTGTACTTGATACTTTAGGTAGATGCGTTCTGTACCATCAAAATGGTAATCGTAATAGAAACGCAAAGCTTCATCGATACGATCGTCAACTTGATCGTCATCGACATTGATTTCTATAACGGGCTTACCTAGTTTTCTTAGGCAATATTCCTTAAATGTTGCTCTGCTATTTGGTACCATCTGGTGGAGTATCCTTATCCTGATTTCTGTCTTGGTCTCTGTCTTTATCGTGGTCGTCTTTGTAGTCGTTTTCCATCTCAGCTATCTTCTCTTTACCTCTAGACCAAGCAGAGATACCGCTGATTCCACCCATTGAAACATGCAGAACAGAACCACCTCGAGTCGTTATCGGCTCCCAAGGAATATATGGAGTATGAGTATAATAGCAGTACAATCCAAGCAATAAAGGGGCAACGAAGAAATCAAATAAGCACAAAAACAGGTAAGCCCATGCAACAGCCGGTCTCCACGACTTGAAAAACCAATGTTCGTCATCTTGATCGTCCATTTCTCACCCATTTTAAGTATTTAGCTCAAAGAAAAGCTGCCCGAAAGCAGCTTTTCAAATTCTATATAAACAGCTTTTAGGTGTTTGCTACAGGTGCCGTGTTTGATACGACCGTATTAGCTTTTGGCTTCAGGTCTGCCTTAACATCAGCAATTGCGGCATTTACATCCGTTGCTGCTGTATTAAGAACGCTTGTGGTTTGTGTGCTGTAATAATGATAGGCATAACCTACCCCTACAAGTGCAATAACCACTCCTACAATAATCCAAAACATCTTTATAATCTCCTCATTAACAGGTGTGCATTATTTATGCTCAGCGCCACTTTGGTCCTGTTATCCAAACGACGACTGATTTACGGAATCCTTTTGTTACAGGCTGTACAGAATGTATCATAAAGGATGGGAAAGCAATTACTCGACCCTTTGGTATTTCTACCTTAGTAGGATTACTTTCGTTGCCTTGATTTATCATGAAATCCCCGCCTTCAAAATCATCATTAAGCAACAGTGTTAAAGAAAGCTTACGTGGTTCAATCATGTTAGCAGGCAGGGCATCACTACCAAAGCATGTATCCATATGCCAATGATAAGTGCCACTTTCTTTAGCATTGTATGATGTGTATTGAAAGCTTTCATAACCGTTAAGGTCAAAGCCATAAAACTGACTATTGAGATTATCGGCGACTGTATTCAAACGATCAAAAATCCAAGATGTCTTGTTATC